CCTGAGCGGGTTTCTCGACGAGTTCGGCGGCTTTCGGGCCGAGATCAGCAAGCGGTTTCAACAGCAGGACGAGAAGATGACGATGATCGAACGCAAGAGCCTTGTGCAGGGGCGCCCGCATCTGGCGGGGGATCGGGACGGCGATGCGCCGCATCGCAAGGCCTTCGACGCCTATCTGCGCTCGGGCGACGATGACGGGCTGCGCGGGCTCGGGCTGGAGGGCAAGGCGCTCAACAGCGCGGTGGCGGCGGAGGGCGGCTATCTGGTTGATCCGCAGACTTCGGAGACGATCCGCTCGGTGATGAATTCCACCGCCTCGATCCGGGCCATCGCCAATGTGGTGACGGTGGAGGCCACGAGCTTCGACGTGCTGGTGGATCACAGCGATCCGGGCCATGGCTGGGCCACCGAGACGGGGGCCCTGGCCGAGACCGACACGCCGGTGATCGACCGGATCACGATCCCGCTGCATGAGCTGAGCGCGCTGCCGAAGGCAAGCCAGCGGCTGCTCGACGACAGCGCCTTTGACGTGGAGGGCTGGCTTGCCGCGCGCATCGCCGACCGCTTCGCGCGGGCCGAGGCGGCGGCCTTCGTCTCGGGCGACGGGGTGGACAAGCCGCGCGGCTTCCTGAGCCGACCGGCGGTGGATAACGCGGTCTGGGCCTGGGGCAACCTGGGCTATGTGCCCACGGGCGTCGCGGGCGAGCTGGGCGGCCCGGATGCCATCGTCGATCTGGTCTATGCCCTGGGGGCGGAATACCGCGCCAACGCGGCCTTCGTGATGAACTCGAAAACCGCGGGCGTGGTGCGCAAGCTCAAGGATGCCGATGGCCGGTTCCTGTGGTCGGACGGCCTGGCCGCGGGCGAGCCCGCGCGCCTCCTGGGTTACCGCGTGCTGATCGCCGAGGACATGCCCGACATCGCCAGCGACGCCATGGCGGTCGCGTTCGGTGATTTCGCGGCCGGCTATACCATAGCCGAGCGGCCCGACCTGCGGGTGCTGCGCGACCCGTTCAGCGCCAAGCCGCATGTGCTGTTCTACGCCACCAAGCGCGTGGGCGGCGACGTGAGCGATTTCGCCGCCATCAAGCTGCTGAAATTCGCCGTCGCGTAATCGCCGCGCTGCCCGGGCGGGAAACACCTCGTCCGGGCACTGCGCGCCGCGCCCGATCGGGATTGGAGTAAGCAGATGATTTTGAACGAAGAAACAGCCATTCCGCAGGCCGCGCTGCCGCTGGACGAGTTCAAGGCGCATCTGCGGCTCGGCACCGGGTTCGCGGATGGCGACGTGCAGGACGCGGTGCTCGAGGGGTTCTTGCGCGCGGCCCTGTCGGCCATCGAGGCGCGCACCGGCAAGGCGCTGATCGCGCGCGATTTCACCTGGACGCTGTGGCGCTGGCGCAGCCGCGAGGGACAGGTGCTGCCGGTGGCGCCGGTGACGGCGGTGACAGGCGTGGCGCTGCGCGACCGCGACGGCGGCGAGATGGCGGTGGACCCGGCGCGCTACCGGCTGGAGGAAAACACCCACCACCCGCTGCTGCGCCCGACCGGCGCGCTGCTGCCCGCGATTCCCACCGGCGGCGCGGCGGCGATTTCGTTCACCGCCGGGATGGGCGCGGACTGGGGCGGGCTGCCCGCCGACCTGGGACAGGCGGTACTGATGCTGGCGGCGCACTACCATGAATACCGTCACGAAACGGCGCTGGGCCAGGGCTGCATGCCCTTCGGCGTGACCAGCCTGATCAAACGCTATCGCGGCGTCCGGGTCTACATGGGGTCCGCGTCGTGAGCGCGCCGGTGCGATTGAACCGCCTGCTGGCGTTGGAAGAGCCCGTGCGGGTGCCCGACGGTGCCGGCGGCTTTACCGAGAGCTGGGCCGAGGTCGGCAAGCTCTGGGCCGATATTCGCGCCCGTACCGGGCGGGAGCGTGCGGGCGGGGCGGTGGAGCTGTCGGCGACGGACTATCGCATCGCGGTGCGCGCCGCGCCGCATGGCGCGCCCTCGCGCCCGGTTCCCGGGCAGCGGCTGCGCGCCGGCACCCGGGTCTTTGCCATCGAGGCGGTGGCCGAGGCCGATCCGCAGGGGCGTTATCTGACCTGTTTCGCGACCGAGGAGGTGGCGCCATGAGCTATGGCATCGCGGCGGCGCTGCAACGTGCGGTCTATGAGCGGCTGAGCGACGATGCGACGCTCGGCGCGCTGGTCGGGCCGGCGATTTTCGACGCCCCCCCGCCGGGGCCCCTGCCACCGATCTACGTGGCGCTCGGTCCCGAGGAGGTGCGCGCGAGGGGTGACGGTTCGGGGCGCGGCGCCTGGCACGGGTTCACCGTCTCGGGGTGAGCGGGGCGGCGGGGTTCCTGGCCGCCAAGGAGGCCGCGGGCGCGGTCAGCGACGCGCTGGCCGATGCGCCGCTGAACCTGGCGCGCGGGCGGCTGGTGGCGCTGCATTTCGAGCGGGCACGCGCCCGGCACGAGGGTGGCGGGCTGCGCCGCATCGACCTGCGCTTTCGCGCGCGGGTGGAAGAGACATCCTGACCTTCTGATTTCGGAGAAAAAGACATGGCAGTGCAGAACGGCAAGGACCTGCTGGTCAAGATCGACCTGACCGGCTCGGGCAATTTTCAGACGGTGGCGGGGCTGCGCGCGACGCGCATCAGTTTCAACGCCGAGGCGGTGGATGTCACCAGCCTCGATTCGGCCGGCGGCTGGCGCGAACTGCTGGCCGGGGCGGGGGTGAAATCGGCCTCGATCAGCGGCTCGGGCATCTTCCGCGACGAGGCCAGCGACGAGCGCGTGCGCCAGATATTCTTTGACGGCGAGATGCCGGATTTCCAGGTGGTGATCCCCGATTTCGGCACCATCGAGGGGCCGTTCCAGGTTGGCGGCATCGAATATGCCGGCACCCATGACGGCGAAGCCAGCTATGAGCTGTCGCTCGCCTCGGCGGGGCGGCTGACCTTTACCGCGCTGTGATCATGGCGGGCGCTGTGGCCAACCCATTCGCCGGCGAGGTGGCGCTGGTCATCGACGGCGAACGGCATGTGCTGAAACTGACGCTCGGCGCGCTGGCCGAGCTGGAGGCGGCGCTCGAGACCTGCACGCTGGTCGAACTGGTCGAACGGTTCGAGAACGGCGGTTTTTCCAGCCGCGACGTGCTGGCGCTGATCGTGGCGGGGCTCAGGGGCGGGGGCTGGCGCGGGCGCGCGTCAGACCTGGTTTCGGCCCGGATCGAGGGCGGAGCGCTGGGTGCGGCGCGGGCGGCGGCAGAACTCCTGGCGCACGCCTTCATGGTGACGGGGTCATGAGCACGGTCGATTGGCCCGCATTGATGCGGGCGGGACTGCGCGGATTGGGCCTCAGCCCGGCGGAGTTCTGGGCGCTGACGCCTGCGGAACTGGAGATGATGCTGGGCGGGCCGGGCGGCATGGCGCCGCTCAGGCGCGGGCGGCTCGACGAGCTGATGCGGGATTTCCCCGACGGCGGGAAGGACAAGTACGATGGATAGTTTCGAGCGGGACGGGGATTTCGATCTGCAGATCGAGGCGATGGAGGACAATCTCGGCCACGCCGCCGGCATGGCCGCCGCCTTCAACGCCGAGATGGCGCGCATGCGCGAGACCTTCGCCGGCACCGGGCAGGACGTGGCGACGCTCGAGCGCGGCATCAGTCGAGGGCTGAATTCGGCCATCCGCGGCGCCGTGGTCGAGGGCGACAGCCTGTCCGAGGCGCTGAAAAGCCTCGCCCAGTCGATGATCAATGCTGCCTTCAACGCGGCGATGCGGCCCGTGACGAATCATGTCGGCGGGCTCATTGCCGAGGGCGTGGGCGCGCTGGTCGGTGGCATTGTGCCGTTCGAGAAGGGCGCGGGCTTTGCCCAGGGGCGCGTCATGCCCTTTGCCCGCGGCGCGGTGGTGAGCGGGCCGACGCCCTTTCCCATGCGCCGCGGGATGGGGCTGATGGGCGAGGCCGGGCCCGAGGCGATCATGCCGCTTTCGCGCGGGCGCGACGGCCGGCTCGGGGTGCGGGCCGAGGGCGGCGGGCGGCCGGTGAGCGTGGTGATGAACGTGCATACCCCCGATGCCGAGGGCTTTCGCCGCAGCCGCGGGCAGATCGCGGCTGAGCTGAGTCGCGCCATCGCCCGCGGCAACCGCAACCGCTGAGAAGGAGGGGCAGGCATGGGATTTCACGAGGTAAGGTTTCCGACATCGCTGAGCTTTGGCTCGGTTGGCGGACCTGAGCGCCATACCGATGTCGTGACGCTCGGCTCCGGCTTTGAGGAGCGCAACACCCCCTGGCGGCATTCGCGCCGGCGCT